CATCTTCTTATCATACGAATCCTTTGGCAGTACGCTCAACTCATCGAGAGGTACATTGAGAAGATTCGCGTCAATACGTTCAGCGATCTTCTCTTCTGCCATTTCCATCGTAATGTACAGAACATTTTTACCAGCAGCCGTATACGATGCAGCAAAGTGACACATCGCCAGCGTCTTACCGACGCCAGTACCAGCCAGAAGGATGTTCAGAGTCTTACGAGGGAGACCACCACGAGTGATCTTGTTCAAGAAGTCAATATCGAATGGAAGACGTTCTTCCTTACGATGATAGAACTCGAAACGAGATTCAGCATCTTCGATGAAGTCGTGGCCGATAGAAGTATCAAACGATACAGCTAATGCATCTGATAGAAGCTGGGGAATAGATCCCTTAGCCATTTTACCAGTCTTATCGTCCATGATCTGGATCGATTGCATGATGGCATTGTAGATGGCTTTATCTTGACAGAACTTCTCGGTCTGGTCAACCAGCCAGTCAACACTAGACAGTTGATCAGATTGATCAGGGATCTCTTCGATGATCTCTTTACATTCTTTGAACTGATCTTCCGAGATATTATCACGGTTGTTCAGATCAACAAGCATCGCTTCCTTGGTAGGAGTAGCATTATACTTGGCAATGTAAGAATCGATTAGCTCGAAAACAACCTTATCGTTGCGGTTATGAAAATATTCCGGCTTGAGAAATGGAATTGTTTTACGAGCGTACATCTCATTATTGAGAAGGTTATTAAAAATGGCACGCTCAATTTGCATGTGTTCTAAAATCCGCTAGAAGAAAAACCATAAGAGCTGGCCAGGCGTTTCCGAAGAACCAGAAAGCGCCCAGCATCATAGCTATAATAGTGATGTTGTAAAATAACACCACAGGTACTGTAAGATTACTCTTCTCCATCGTCAATCGATTCCAGTACTTCACTGACGTCATCTTCTTCCTTCATGATCTTACCATGAGCAACTGCATACTTCTTTTCTACAGCCTTTTGGAAGGTCTTGTCAAGAAGAATCTTAAGCCAGAAGTCCTTATTCTCGGTATCAGTATAGCGGAACTTCTTATCTTCTATTTCGCCAGTGTCACCATCCACTCGCGAATACCATCCATTGGATGGCTTGATGACGTGGCCTGTATCCATAGCAATATCAAGAAGACCAGACCATTTAGAAATACCGCCTTCGTAAGTAACTTCAATCGGGATCTTAGACTTTTCTTTGACATAACGAGACTTTTCAACATTGATGATAAAGTTATAACCAACAGTATCCTTACCATCCTTTTCCTGCTGACGTCCGATGATGAAGATGTTATCAGCCGAGTAGTAAGAACCTGTACCACCGCCAACGATGTCCTTCGGGAAGAGCGAGATTTCCTTATAGGTATGGTTGATCGCGATCAGAGGAATATCCTTGATCGTCAGGTGAGGTGTAATCATACGGAACAGCGACTTAAGCTGCTTAGCACGCGACATATCAGCCACCGACTTACCATCGAGAGCGTCATCGACTTCCTTCTTGGAAGCGAGGTTACCGATCGAGTCGATGATAATGATGATATGATCACCGCGTTCAATCTGGCTGAGCTGCTGCATCGAGTCAAGCTTGAGCTGTTCAACGTCTGTGATAGGAGTATGAAGCACGCGAGTCATATCGATACCGAACGACTCAAAGTACGACTGAGGAGTACCGAATTCAGAATCGTAAAAGAGCAGCACAGCATCACTATACTTGTCGAGGTATGCCTTAGCGAGCATCAGCGAGAAGGCTGTCTTAAAGTGCTTGGAAGGACCAGCGAACATAGTAAAGCCAGGAGTCAGACCGCCATCAAGACGACCCGAGAGGGCGATGTTCAGAGCTGGTACAGAGGTGGGAATCATATCCTTCTTAGTGAAGAACTTCGATTCAGAGAGTACAGCAGAATCCTTAATAGTAGAATTCTTCTTTAGTTTATCGAGTAGTGACATAGAATCTCCTTTGTATGGCCCGCAAGCCAATACTTACTTGTAGTGTGTTTTCGTATAAAATCAACTGTTTAGTATCTGCTCAAGACGCTTTTTGAACTGAGCAATCTTTTCAGCTCGATTCGGCCATTTGATAATTTCATTCTTATCAGCATCTTTAGCGAGATTATTTAGCAGCGGAATGATGGCTCTGTACATTGCTTGTGCTTTGTCTTGCGCCGTAGTAACTTCTTCTGCTGGTGCAAACTCGTCATCAGAGTGAGTTGTAAAACCGAAGTCGAAATCTTCGTCTAGTTCAAAATCTGCCATAGTAGTTCCTAGTTAAAAAAGTCCATAAGAGTAGCTTTATGCTCAACTTCCCAGCCAATAGCGCCAGTAATAGTCTTAATCGGCTCGAGGAATGCCTTGTCGAACTGCATGTTACGGTCAATATAACGGTCCATGCCAAACTCCTTAGGTAGTTCAGACGGACAAGCAATCACAGAGCAATGCAACGGGTTAGGCGTAATGCAGTATGCATACTTGATCTTCTGACCCGAGTTAATCGCCTCGTACTTCTTATCGAGCTTATACTGCTGCAGGTAGTGGTTGTAGATCAGAGCACCCTTCACGTTGATCGGAGTCCCCTTCTGGAAGATAGAGCTACGATCAACATACTTATCCAGATCCTTAACGGAACGAGGTGAAGCAACTTGCTCGAAGGACAGGGTTGAGAATTCATCTCGGAAGTCTTGAATATACTTCTGGAGGTCCTTCTCGGTGCTATTCATGATCACTTCAAGAGCGTTCTTAATCGCATCACGGCAGACCTGAGGTGTCGAAGTACGAATAGCTTCGATGCCCATCATCTTGAGCTTAGGCTTAGCGTAAGCCACGCCCTCCTGGTTATACACGTTTAGGATGTAGCGCTTCTTAGCAGTCCAGATGCCCTTGTCAGCGATACACTCACGCTTCATGACCATCTTCTGGTCATAACCGTTAACGTAAGAGCGAAGCTCCTCGTAGCACTTAGCGATGTAAGGTTCAAGCACCTTCGTACAGACCTTATCGAGGTAATCGACTTCCTGCTCCTTGGTCATCTCCTTACCAGCCAGTTCCATGAACTTATCAGCCTTGATATAGACCGAGTCAGTATCGCAAGCAATCACATAGTCGACGTCTTCGGTCTTGAAGGTCTTATTCAGAAAGACGTTAAGCTTACCTTCAATCCAACGAGTAGTCAACTGACCCGAAGCCGTAATCGCCTCAGCAAACTCGTTACGATACCAACGGAAGAACTTGTTACCAAGTGCGCCATAAGCTGAGTTCAACTGAATCTTCTTAGCCATCTGGAGGTTATTGAACTTGGCAGCATCTTTAGAGAGCTGTACCTTCTCCTCGTCAGTAGCAGTCTCATAGGCCTTCTTAGCCTCAATCATCTTACCCTTATAGATGACTCGCTCATCGTAGTACTTCTGCATCAGCGTAGGGAGGAAGCCCATCTTATCGCGACGGAAAGTAGTCAGATTAGCTGCCACCGCTACGTCACGCTCTTGAATATCTTCCTTATGAGCGTCAAGGTAGCCATCCAGAATACGGCCAACGCGACGTTCAGCTTCTTCCTTCTCATGGCAAGGTTCATTGCCAGGTAGCCAGCCTGCAAACGTCTCAGGAGAGATATTATACTGCATAATGATGTGAGGGTATAGAGAGTTCAAGTCGAGTGACACAACCCACTTATGCATACCCACCTGAGGGTCCTTGACGTACCCACCCAGGATGCCTCGATCATGCTCAGGTACAGAGATCTGATGCACAACGATGTTACGCTCAAGCAGATAGTTATGGATGATAACGTCCCAGGCGCGCACAGTCGTAAACGTATCCTGGTAGTTAACCTTAGCATCGTAAGCCATAGCGTAGACCAGCTCAATCAGCTTCAGCTTATCGTCCAGACGGTCGACCAGCTCAACGTCTCGAATATTGTAGTCAACATACATCTGCCAGTTACCGGTCTGCAGACCAGCCAGCGAGCCGTACTCAGCATAGTCTAGCTTACGCTCACCCAGCTCAACGAAAGCGATATGATCGAGGGAGTAGGACTCTTG